GGTGTAAGCTGTCAAAGCACGGACACGCCTCTATCTCCTCGATCTTAATCTTTTTGCCTCCGACTGATTGCGCGGACAATCCGCCGGGAACTGAAAAACTCTCTTTGTATTTTATTGTAATAGATTTGATATTGTCGTCAAGGTCGTCAACGTCTCCCTCGTCTAACTCCTCGGGCTCCTCTGCAAATTTGTGATCCGTGAACATACCATGATCCGAACGTGGCTTACCGCACTCTCTACAAAGATCCTCCTCGGCCTCCCTTAGTCCTTGATGAGAGGTTGTGGCTTTGCCTTTGCCCATTGGGGTAATTGCTGAGGACGGCGTTGAGGGCTTAGCTCTAGGTGTTTTAACCGGGGGTAATTCCCCCGGGACTACTCCGTGAGCTCCCGTTTTTTTACGACCTGAGCCCGGGCCTCCCTCATTTACCTCATGTCCAAAGGGAATATCTAGAGGATTATGAGTCTCAAACATTTTTTCGCTCATCTCTTGAATCTCGTCAATGCTTGCGTTGCATACAGCCCACGCATTATCTACATCTCCTTTGGCCTTAACATCGGCTACACATCGATCAAGTTTAGCGGGCAATTAAAAACTCCTTAGTGTGATTATGGACATGACAAACTAAAACGTTTGTGTCTCTCTTGTATTGATCTAGTTGCCATCTACAATCGGTCTCGTCAAATTTTCTAGGCCCGGTCATTGTTGAACCCAATCCGTCCCAACTAGATCATAGACTTTTGTTTGAGCGCTAGGATTCGCGTCTTGAATCTCAGTAGCAATTAAACCGCCGTTAGTTGTTACAACGTCAAAGACAGTCATTTACGAGATAATCTCCGGTTACGGCTCCATTGTTGGAAATTGCGTCTAGTCTCTGTAAAATTTAATCTTGGGTCGGTTGGCTGAGGATCTCCCGGGCCTCGTATGTCTATTGACATTGAATCGTAGATCGGGTTATCCATTGGAGGCGAGCCCATGTTTTGATTAGCGAAGTTGTTAGGTATCTCTCCGCCTCCCATGTCGTCAAATTGTGGTAAGGGCTCTTGGCCAAAGTCGGGAGGGAATTGATTAGTGTCATACTGAGAGTTCATGGCGTCGCTATACTCTTTTCGTATTGCAAGGCCCGCGTCCTCTAACAACTCTCTCAACTCATTAGGATCTTGGATTGCTCCGGTCTCCCAACCCATTTTAATTAATTCAATAGAGTCTTTGGTATCGGTGTCTTGTTTTTCGATTCTACCAAAGTTTAGATCAAATTTACAAGTCTCCCAAGGAACGGCAACGTAACCTCCGCCGTAACTTGGATCATACAAAGGATTAGCGTCATACCAAGGCTTGAATAATTGATCAATTAACATTCGTGTAACTGTAAGAGGGAACGATGATAAACCGATTTGGTCTAGGATTGCGCTAGTCTTTGCATTGGCGAATTGATGAGACGACTCGGTTCCTTGTTTGCCTCTAAAATCGTTCATAGCTTTCATAATTGGGCCAAGGACGGTATCGGTAAATTGAGTTGGATTAAATGCTCTCGCGCTTGAGCCGAGCTCTTGAATCGATAGATCCGAACCCGCAACAAGATCCTCTCCAAGTCTCAAGTCTTGGACTTGGGCTTGTAAGGTCGCTCTCTCGTTATCGTCGGCGTCCTTTGCGATATACACATTCCTTGGAGTATAACGACGCTCTGCGATGTGCATTGTCATTTGATTGGAATATTTGCGGTCAAGCAAACTAGGCAATTTGTTTAGTTCCATGCCTCCGCTAACGATTTGTTCAAAAGTATGCGGAGAGGTCATGGGAACCGCAAAGCCAACGCCAAAGGCGGAGGCGTTGACCGGGTTCCATTTTAAGTGAATAATCTCGTCGGGGTTGTGGTAGCCTTGGTATTGTGCTCCTCTAAACTCGTACTTGTAGGGTATTCTCTGTCTATCCCACCATATCCGGGCAAAGCTTGAGATTGGAATGTGCATTAAATCGTCGCGGTCTCTGATATTCGCAACGCCGTCTCTAGCTTTCCAAACTGAATTTCCATACCATAACAGTTCCTTAACTAGAATAGTGTCAATCTCGTCAAAGTCTATCGCCTTTGAAAAGTCCTCAATGTAATTACTCATCTCATCGTTGGCTCCCTTCCAATAATGCTCTCCGCCCGTGATTTGTGACGAGAGATGATTGATAGCAAGTGTTACGTCCTCGTCAGTTTGTAACGCTACGACTTGAGTTTGAAAAGGAATGACGGGACGGTCAAAAGGAATTGATGTGTAACCTTCGCGCGAGCGCGCGCCAACGGTAGAAATTTCAGGGCCCCAAACGGGTTGACTAAAACCGGGAACCATCTCGTTAAATTCCATGCCGGAATTAGGGATCGACATTCGCTCTTTTAATGAATTAACATTGATTGAACTAAATTGTTTTTGGGGAGGCGGGATCGGTGTAGCTAGACCCATAGCAATCATACCATGATTGAGACGTGATCGCCAACCCATGAAAAAAGGATCGTCTCTTACTATACAACTGTTAGCGTTCTAAAAAATAAAAAAGGGGGTTAGCCTCGGATTTTAACCGAGGACTTACAGTTTGGACAACTTGCATAAACGGTATGTTTGCCGTTGTATTTCCAAGTGTTACCACACTTTTTACAAGTTAGTTTTTTTGGCATTTTTGATCGCCTTCAAAACTAAGTAACGCGCGAACGCTACTTGGGTTCGGTTGCCCGTGTAAGCAAGTTGTCTAAATTTGAGATAGACGTCCTCTGTTAACCATACAGAGACACATTTTTGGCCGTCGCTTTGTTTGCGAGGATTACGAGGCATTTAGTAGCTCCTCCTCTTTTGCGATGTTGATTGTTGGATCAAGTACGACGCTCTTGACAGCCTCTATAATGAGTTGTCTAACGGCTCCCGTTGGAGTTCTAACCTCTTGATGTGCGAACCTTTGTAGTTGTAAGTAAGTTCGTCTATCCAAAACTAAGGATATTGCATGAGGGAACCCATGTCGGAACTTTTTGTTAAGTCCAACTTGGGGGTCGTCTTGTATTCGCAAGTGGTAGTTTGTTTTTTGCGAGTACGGTGTGCCTCTTGGTATGGCGTCCGCGTCTCGGTATCGTCCCGCCTTTGATCGTTGCTGATATGTTTTAGCAACGTATTCCTTGGTAAGTTTGTCGGGAGTCGTATCGATAACGATTCGAGTGTTTGCCGTTCGGCCTAAGTCTATTCGAGTCCTTTTGGACAAAGACTTGCTTTTTGTTAGTTTTTTCCTTGAAGTCATTAAATTCGTAGTATTAGTAGTAGTATAATACGCGAATGGACTACCTAGTCTATGTTTTAGGCGACATTCATGGGAATACAAGGCAGAGGCTTAATCCAAGTCCCGCCGACCCCGTGTTTGTGTTTGCCGTAATAGTAATCTGAATGAATCTTGAGGGCGCAAATATAACATAATTGCCACAATTTCCAATTAGGGGCTTTTGGAGTACGACACGTTTTACCACAATCCCGGGCCAAACACTTCATGCGCTACGGATCATACATAGAATTGTTATAGAATAATAATTTATTACTAAATTAATTTAGTCTAGCGATCTAATTTTTAGTTGCATACAAATTTTAATTAATGCAATCTGCGCGGTAATCTCTCTCATTCTATCATCGAGTGCGCCGTGTCCCTCGGATCGAATATCTCGACTCATCATAATTATTTGACGCAACTAAGCAATAAATTATACTCATCACGGTATCGGGCGGGTGGTTAAACTCCTTGCGAGGTCTCTGTCTTGGATCTTCAACTCTTATCTCTTGGATCTCCTCTAAGTCTTTTCGCGTGATCGCTGTAAAATCATTGACTAGATAATCCGTCTCCCAATCGTTTTTAAACGGGATCATAAACTGAGTCCTTTTCCATAACTCCTCAGTTGGTCGAGTTGGGTGTGCGTTGAATTGTAGAATAAAATCAACAAAGGCTTGAATTGAAGTTGTCTTATCAATTTGGATTCGTCCCAACTCCGTTCCATGTTCGTCGGTGTCTTGGGTGTATTGCTCACTTGGTTTAACCTCGGAGCCAATAGTTCTACAACCAACAAATCTCCTACGGCCTAATCCTTGATAGAGTACGTCCTTAGAATCTCGTCCCCCGTCTTGCATAAGCTTGACGATTAATTGTCCGTAACCCAAGTCGCCAACGCCAAAGTCAATATTGTAATCCAACCCTAATTCAGCAAGATACCGGGCTTGATCTAGTTGGTTCTCTTGAGGACGTGGATCAATCCATGCTAACTGATAGCGATTTGACTTGCGCCAATGAATAATTATAGACGCTACTGTTTTACTTGCGCTCGGCCCGGAGCCGTAATCAACTCCCATATAGACACGGACTTGATTACCATAAGTTACCTTGATCTCCCTTACCTCTTGGGCATTTAGGAGACCGATGTATGGTATGTAACAAGCTTGAACGTCCTCGGGTGTTAGCGGTCGGCCTATTGCTTTGTAAAAATCTCCTAGAACGTGAGACTCATAAATGGACTTTGGAGTATATCGCCTCTGATGTTCAATAGAAAACTCTGAGTTAATGTTATAGAGTTCATGTGCGTCGCGGATCGTAAGTGGAATGTTTGGATAAATGGATTGCGGTAAATGGTAAGATCGGAATTGTGTGTTTTGAGGATTCTGAGATACCCAACGCCCCGCGAGGACTTGGGCCAAGTTTTTATTAACAATACGTCCGCTTGCGTCAAACTCTAATTTCTCTCTCCAAAGAGGATCGTCGTATATCCATTCTCTTTGGTCGGATCGTGCCCAAAGCTTATGATATTCAGATCCGGCCTCGCCTCCAATGCCAAGGATAAGGATACGACCATGAGTTTGAAATAGAGAATACATGGCTTTGGTAAGGAATTGGACGTCTTGGTATTGAGCTTCATCTAACATCAATAATCCGAGAGACTTACCTTCGACCTTTTTGTATTCGCCTTCGTCAGTAACGAGATAGATAACAGAGTCATTGTTGAGGGATATTTCGCCAATGTTAGCGCGGTCATGCCGTAGGAATTGTCGCAAGATTGGGTTTTGTAAAAATGTCTCAATGCGGAGTCGTTGCTTACTGACGGCGGATAAATGAGCCTCGTTGTCCGTGACGAGACATACCTCCGAGCGAGGATTCGCGGTCGCATAATTAGCAATAAAATCTGTGCATAAAGTTGTTTTGTAAGTTTGTCGTCCCGCAACGATCATAATGTTCGGCGAGTTGTCCTCGTAAATGTCTCTAAGGAATGGAGATAGATCAAAGTTTCGTACTATCTTACCGACCGTCGGCCTAGCTACTTCAATCCAATCAAGGATATTGATTGGTAACTTAGGGAGCTCTAGGAGATAGTAAATGCTCTCGGTCTCTTTATGTAGTACGCGGGGAACCCTCGGCATTTTTAAATCTCCTTAAATTCATTAGAGTCGGGCCTTCGCCTTGAACGACCCAACGTAAATTAATAGTCTCTCTTAATTCCTTGTACGCACTTAGAATAATTCTAGGATCTTCGCCCTCGTCAATGATAGTTTGTAACTTGCGCTCCATTCTCTCTAATTGATCGATAGTTACTTTCGTACATTCTGTATAGCCGTCAAGGGCCCAAGAGTCTAGCCATTTACGAGAGTTTTTGCGTATCCATTTGAGATCGTGATAAATCTTTTCAACGGGCTCTTTGATAGCCTTGGCTATGTCCTCGGCTTTGTAATTGTGTTTAGCTAGTTCGTTGTTAACTTGCTTGCGTCTAAATGCTACCTCTAGCTTTGTGGACTTGGCGGTCATGCGTGACTTGGTTACACTAATTTAGATTAAAAGTGTCTTGCTTACCGCCCCAATCGTTAAATAATTATTAATTAACTCCAAATCATGTCTCTTGAATTTTTATACGATAACAAACTCTTTGACGCTAAAATCAAAGAGGTCTTTGAGGGCGCTAAACAACAATTAGAGGCTAAGGACAAATTACCTAAAACCTCTCAGCCCGTCGAGATGATTGCAGAATTTACAAAGATCCTAATTAACGCGTATCGTATAGCCGATCAAAAGGCAATCATTAAGATTCGCCAAATGGTCGATACTCACTTTGCGTATATTCTGATAATGTCACACCCGTATCTAGTTGAGCGGATTATGGTTGGCATAATGCGAGAGCGTTCTAGAGAGAAATTAAAACAATCTTAGTCAAGGGTCAGAGTCCCGAAAATTCCAACCGCATACCGTACATGGAGGGGGCCAATAGATAGAGTCCCAAGTATGGCCCATTGAACATCGGTAATACTCTTTATTCCAATTAGTAGAATGAACGTGCTTATCCCCGGCCTCGTCCCAAAATATCTCCGGTAGTTCCATGTTTTTGTTTTGCTTAACTATCCTAGTAACTGATAGTTCCTTAAGCTCTTGACATTGAGGACAAAGTATTTTCATTTCAAAGTCTCCGATTTAATAATTTCTAGTCCGGTTGGCGTAGGTTCGTAAATTATCATAATGACCTCTCCGTCTTTATGGGGACTAGGAAAATATTTGATCATAGGATAATCCAAATGTAGAGTATGGCCCCCGCGCATAATGAACCGTTGAGTCCATAGGCTATGTCTATTTTATCGAAGGGCTTACCCATTCTATGATCCTCGATCTCTTTTAGGATTGTAAAACCTATTCCCGCAAAGTAAAAGGGCCAAATGATTAAGCCGAAAAATGTTAGAGTAAAACCAAAGGCCCAATGTTCGATTTTATCTTGGGGGATCATCTTGATATTTCTCAGGCCAACTAGGAATTATGTAATCTTTTTGGATTTGAGAGATAATATCATTCCATTTGTCAGCCTCTTTCATTAGTTCCTTATACATACACTCGGGACATACTCTCGCCTCTTTAACTCCGCATAGAGAACAATCTGTCATTTTTTCCAATCCGGGATTAGTAATTCAGTTAATTCCTTTAAGCATTTTTGAGCGTTTTTCAAATCATGTCTCTCAATGTATAGACCGCAATTTTTACAAATCAAATCTTAGTCCTCAATTTGATCCATCTTGGGACATAACTACACTTACATTGTTTAGGGGTTTTTCTACAACTCGCACAAAGGTATTTGATATTACTCATTTAGACCACTCCTTGATTAATTCGGAGATATTAAAGACATGGCGGGCCTCTTTGCGCTTACCGGAGGCGGATCGGTAATAGACAGTAACTACGCAAGTTATAGTCCCGTTAAGTGCGAATCCTATGTCAGTTACCTCGACTCTAGTTGTTAGTATTTTCATTAGATTACCCCGGGTCTATACCGATACTTATGACAATAACTACATACAATTTGATTATCTTTGAGCCAACCCATTAACTCAAAGGGACAACAAGACTGACATAATCTATTCTCTAGGAGATTAAATCTCATGTAGGTTCGTCCTTATCCTTGAATTTCTGTAAGAGTTTTTGTTTGGCGTTTAGATTGGCCTCGATATTTCTAATGTCAATTTGAATTAAAT